CTTCCTCCATAAAGAACTCCTCTATAAATTCTTCTGTAAATGTAAATGTTTCCATCTCCATTTCCACTTCCATCTCAAACTGAGGTTCTTCATTAAAAGTAAAGGTTTCTTCTTCGAAGGTAAATTCTTCCATATCTTCAAAGGCTTCTTCTTGTAAGTCTTCAAAGATCTCATTTATTTCATCTTGAATAGCTTGATCTATGGGTTCTGAATCGTATGTAACTGTAAGAGAGGGTTCTTTTAAGTCTACTGAATAGTGGCTTGTGCTATTAGAAGTATCTGTAAAATCATACCTTACATTGATATCAAAATCTGTCTGAGTATTCCTAGATATAGATAAAGTATCAGACCCAGATTGATAACTACCACAGTTAATATAACCACAACCAGTAGAATTATATGTTCTAATTTGTGTTGTTGCCTCACCATCTGCTTTAGTTACTGTTACTGTTGAAGTAACTGCAGAATTGTAATTATTCCAATGCCAATATTTAAAAGTATGATTTGATGTAAAACCATCTTGTAGCTGTGCTTCTGTTAAATTAGCATCGTCTTTTAAACTTACATCATCTGATTTTATATAAGTATTATTAACGGCAGCAACAGTACTATTGCCATGCCTTAGAGTAGCAGTGCCAGACCAGCCCGTGGAGAAGTCTTGACTAATTAAATTATTTGTTGTTGTTTCTTCTGCTGAAGTTGTAAGGGTTAACATCGTCAGCAAAACGGTCAATAGCAAAGTGCGCATATATAATAACTCCTATAAATATTGTTAACCAGATCATCTAGGATCTACCCATTCCATTTTTTTCATTTTTTTAGCTTCTTCCTCAGCTTTTTCTTTTTCTATTCTTTCAAATTCTTTTGTCATTTCTATTTGTTCTAACTCATCAGCTTTCTTTCTATCATCCATACGTTTAATATATGTCTTATAATCAGGTCTTTCATGATCATATTTATTCCATAAAGCTAGAGCATCTTTACCAATTTTTCCAGAAATTGGACAAGGCGTACCTGCTTGAATCATAGATTCAAACACACGTTCATCCTGGCAAAGTATCGCAACAGCTGCAACCTTCATACCAAAGTCATTAAGTATTCTTGCTAGTTTTAGTCTTTCACAATTTTTATCAATAAAATGTTTACCACCACTAATACCAACTCCAAATGTTTGGATACCTGCTGAGGCTCCCACTGCACAAACATCCTGTGTCATACTATTATATGATGGAGCTGCTGCTGATGGTGGTGCTGATTGTATATTAGAATTTGTTGTAGAAGTGGTATTTGATGTAGATTCAGAACCTGACTCGTATGTAGTTGTTGAATCTGATGTATAATTACCTTCAATCTGTGTGTTAGATCCAGTAACATTGCTTTGTGTAGTATCTGCACGTGCTGGTTTAGCAAATAGGACAAATAACATTAGTAATATAATTAATGCTCCTGTAAAATAATAATTCACTTTACCTCCTATTGACATGACTCACATTCTCCAGTCTCATCAACTACAAGACCTTCCGGCTCATCTTTTACTTCACGACACTTACAGTTTTGACACGTGCAAGCTCCATAAACATCGCCATGAACATCACCATCACAGTGACAATCACAGTTACAATTTTTACATCTCTTGGTCATTTTGCTGCCTCAACACAAACCGGACAAGATTTTTTAAATCTTGAATGCGTGTTACATTGAATTTTTTCTACTACAGGTTCTTCTACTATTTCTGCTAGTTCTAATACCTTTTGTTCTTCGTCGAAACCTTCTTCTAAAAGTTCAGATGTAGTCTGTGTTTTTTTAAATATTTTTTCTATTAAAGATTTTATCCATTTAATCATTTTTCTTTTCCTCAATGTCGTAGAAGAATTTATCGGTATCTTCCGTTTTCCATTTTCGAGTGTCTTCTACATTCCACTCTGAAGTTTGCACTTTCCAATCAGGCACCTCATCCTTTACGGTAAATGAAGGTATATCCCAAAGGATACGATTATTAGGTTGTGCTGCATAATTTCCATCCTCTAGAGCGAGAATGTGTGCGCACTTATGTTCGTGCGGAATTTCAGAATGATCTGTATCTACTATATTACTCTCTGGGTGCGCCCAGTCAACTGTAAAAAGATATGCTCCTGGATGAGTTTTCTTATCTTTTCCAAAAAATTTTCCAGATTGTCCGTCTAGGATATCAAAAGAAGTAACGCTAGGATAATAACTGAAGCAATTCCACAGCTCCAGCTCATCAAGCCTATATCGAGGAACTTCTTTTGCATCAAAGCCTCTTTGTATGAACGCAGAGATTGGCAGACGGTAGAATACAGCACCGTTTTCCATAATTGTATGAAAGAGTATAGGGCGCCCTGTAATCGATGCCAGGCCAAATATAATGCAATCTTCCACTTCTCCATGGTGCTCTTTAAGATCATAGAGATATTCTCTCCTGATCTGTGAATAGATCACAGGAATGTTTGCATTTAGATAAGCCATTTATCATAAATTATTTTATTAAAAAGATTATCGCAATAACAGCTACAACTATAATAATGGCTTTCTGCTTATTAGCTTTAGCCCATGTTATTACTTTTTTTATATGGTCCATAGTTTTCTCCTATTTTTCTTTTATTGTACCCCAATTTGGCCCGGATTCATAGTCTACTTTATTAGGAACTTCAAGAGAAACAGCCTCTTCCATAACACTTTTAATTAGTTCTGTTTGTTGTTTATCCTTGACAGATATGTCTAATTCATCGTGTACTTGTATGTGTGGAATAATTCCTTCTTTGTGTAAATTAATCATTGCTTTCTTCGTCATATCTGCAGCTGATCCTTGAATTAATCTATTTAATGCTTTGTAAGTATATGCACGTTTGATCCCTGGTCCGTGTTCCGTAAGTGCTGCTTCATGAGGCAACGCTTTATGAATCCCGAATTGATTTGGTTCCCATAAATGGAATCTACACAAACGTCCCAAAAGAGTTCTTATTCTTCCAGAGTTTTGAGCTCTACGCGTTACATTATCCATCAATTGTTTTACAAATGGAACTTTGTTGTGGTACTGTCTAAATAGTTCTTGAGCCTTTTCTTTAGACACACCTAACTCTGCTTGTAATTTATTTTTTCCCATACCATAGAACAGACCAAGGTTTATAGTCTTGGCCTGCGATCTAGGTATCTCTGCCATATCAGCAACGATGTCATGAAAATCTGCATCGCCCTCGCGATACGCCTCCAATACTTCGTCCACTCCATAGAGATTCTGTAAAGTTGCATAATGTACCACCAGCCTAGGCTCTTGCTGAGAATAGTCAAAACAACCCCATGTATGGCCTTCCTCTGGTATAAATAATGACCTAATAGCTGGTCCGAGATCCTTGTTGCGTGCTGGGATTTGCTGTAAATTTGGATTAGAATAAGAAAATCTTCCAGTGACCGTTCCTCCATTATCTCCTCTTAATTGATTAATTTCTGCATGAATACGACCCTTGTAAGAATGTTTGATTATGGTATCAATGAAGGTGGTATGGGCCTTATTTATCTCACGAGCCCGGGCTATTTGTTTCACTAGAGGGTGGGGGTGATTCTGAAGGAAATTTTTTGTAAATGAAGGAGAGTTTGTCTTATCGGTACGGTCAAAAGGTAGGTGGAGTTTTTCAAAAACTTTGGCAATGGATCTTGCTGCCCATATTTGGGTATCTATTCCTGTTTCTTTTTTTATTTGTTGTAATGATTGTTTTTCTTGTGCAACTAATGTGGTTTTCAATTTATGCGCTGCTTCCACATCGACGCGAACGCCTTTAAATTTCATATCTACTAGACACGGAAACAGTTCTGTTTCCATATTCATAATTGAATTTATATCTTGAAGATCAATTTCTTTTTTTAATTCTTGCCAAAGGTCTAAAGTTATCTCAGCATCTTTTTCTGCGTATGCGCCAACATAAATGGCAGGTAGTTTATACATTTCTGCCTTGGCGTCAACACCCCAATCTTTTGCAGCTGCATATAAATCTGTTTCATTCTTTCCTTTTCCAGTGTATCTTTTAGAGCAGTTGTTTAAGTCATAGCGCATTTGATTTTCATCAACAAGGGCCGATGCAATCATCGTGTCCACTATTTTACCGCTGATACTTAAACCTAACGCGCGTATCCAACAAACGTCATACATGGCGTTGTGAAATATTTTTGTGGCTGGTGTACTTAATACACCTTGAAACCATTTCAAGACTTTTTTACGATCCATGTTGCCGCCGCCCTCATGGGCAATTGGATAATAACCACACCAATCCTTAACAGCCACAGCTACTCCTACAATTTCTCCTACTCCTACAACAGAACCAGAGCCTCTGCTTATATTTAAATTAGGATCTTTAGTTTCTAGGTCTATTGAAATTTCATCATATTTAGATAGATCTGGAAATTCTTCTGGTGGTAGCCATTCTGTTTGTGGTTTGAAAAGTGGTTGTTGTATCATTTATTTTTCTTCCATTTGTTATACCCTTTAATCCATTCGGTGGATCTCCGTTCTTCTGTTTGTCTTTTGGCTTCTTGATATGATTCTTCTAATTCTTTCTTTTCTTTCTCAGCTTCTTCTAAAAAATCTTTTTTCTCGGAATAATCTCGTTCAATAATCATTTCTATAAAGTGAATTGCTTTTTCTAAATCTTGTTTTTTTCCTTTCAGTCTGTGTCTCAAGATATATTTTATAACGCATCCTTCTGGGTATAGCAACTCGTTTTCAATTACGAATTTACTTGGCTGAATTTTAAATTTCTGATAGTGTGTTCCACCGATTTGTTTGTCGTATGTACTCACATATTCTCCATCGGGTAAGCTTTATATTCATCTTTAGGTTGGATAATGTGTAAATTTTCTTTGGTTCTTGTTGCACCTACATAAAATAATCTATTCTCATCATCAGGATTTTTTTCGTATGACTTATAAGTATTGTGACTTAGGTCAGTTAATAATACAACGTTTTGTCGTTCTCCTCCTTTAACACTATGAATAGTGGAAAGATGAATTCTAGGATCTTTATTTAAAGCTTCCCCATTTCTTCTCATGGCTCTAATATATTCTTTACGTTCTATAGTGCAGTCATCAAATGCATTAAACCATTCTGTATTTATTTTTAGTCCAAAATCTTCGGTGAGTTTATCAATTCCATGAAAAGAATCTTTAGTCATACCTTTAAGTTTTTCTTTTTCCCAATGGGTAGGCCCCATATACTTAGAAATTTTGTCTATTTGTTTATAGTGAAGTAGTTGACCCTTACGTAAATGTTCCCAATCAGTAGCCGCTTCCTGAATATTTTTTTCATATGATTTTTGAAATCTATTCTCATAATAAAAACCTTTAGTTCTTAATGTTTCTTCTAATGCTTCCAACATATACCTAGTTCTAGCTAAAACCATCCATTCTCCTGAAGACATATCTATGTCTTCAAATGTATTATGCATAGTAAGTGAGCCTTCTACTGTTCGTGGTAACCAGTTTTTAGGTATTCTATTTGAAACTCTCTCAATAATTTTCATAGCCACATCATGAACTTTTTTAGGTATTCTTCTTGATTGAATAAGAGGTAAAAGTTTTCCAGTTTGAGTAATAAAACTATCTACATCAGCACCTGCCCATCTAAAAATAGCCT